GGTTGACGGGCCAACCCCAGGAAGGGGCAATGGCCTTTGCCTTCCGGTATAGGGTCGTGCGTTGCCTAACGCCGATTCCCATCCGGACTAAGGAATGTTGCAAGAAAGCAACGTACAACCCGGGAGGGTTGAAATGAAGCGATCTTCGTCTTGAAGCCGGGACTATCAGAGCGGATTCTTCCACTCTAATCTTACGGGTGACAGGTTCATATCGCTCGAAAACATAAGAGCCATGCAGTTTTTCACTGCAACGTGGATTGGCAAGATATTCTGGCATTTTAATGCCAGCATCATCTTGGTCCCAAGGAGGGACCGGAAGCCAAGGCACGTGACGTCTTATGAGCGCGCAAGCGCTTTCGAGAAATACCCCTGTCTTTCCAGACCAGGCGACAAGAAGGTTGAGAGCAACAAAGTGGTCTTGCAGAGTCTTCAAACTCTTAATGTAGACACCGCGGACGTCGCGTCCGTTGAGGTAATCTCCACCGCAAGACTCCCTGAAAGGTCCTTCAACAAAGGACTTGTCTCTATTAATGGTAAAACCCAGGAGTTCCAACAACCGATATACTCGATTGCTAGCCTCTTTGACTACGATGATGTCATCACCGTACACAGCAAAGTTGCCGTCTTCTGTACCACGAGGGTACAAAGGCTGGATACCAAGACTGCGATAAGCAGCTAGGACAACCGCGCTAAATACGACAGTCTCTAAGGAGAAGGTATAACCGTTCCCCATCGAAGACATCATATCTAGGCTCACGTAGGACCCCTCCACTTCCACATTTGGAGTGCGAAGGGCATCTAGAACACGGAACACGACCGGTGGCAAACACCACTTTAGCATTCCGCGTGACACACTATCGCTAGCTGAACTAAGATCGAAGGTGACAAAATCACCGTAGAGCGAGCCCTTACGGGCAAGCCGACGATTCTTATTTTGCTGAACGGGGATATTAATGCCCCACAGCTCATTCAGACGCCTATTCAAGATATGCCCAGCTCCAAGCTGGAAGAACATATTAAGATTAGGTTCTACGCAGATAGTGCGTGCTTCTACGTCATTCTTCGGGACAAAGGCAAGTCTAGAAGCCTTCACTACTTGTGGTCCGCCGAAGGTCATAGTCCGAGAAATCTCGGCATCTAACCATGGCGCCCACTTCTTAATGTAGTGGCTATACAGGACGTATAGTGACTCGGACGTCGACGTCAATGGGGAGGCAAATAACTTTGTATAAAAGTCATTGCCAAGAGCCCCAAGACTAGCGCCCGGACCCGTCTTACCGTATTCGATAAAACAGGCAGGTGAGTCAAACAAATCAAAGCCGTCCTTCGTGAAGAAGGAATACATCGAGCTTCGAAATTCTCCTAAGAGGACCTCGTCGCCAGATGTAACCGGAGAATATTCCCATAGGGAACACTTTGAGTTTGCCGCGAGAAATTTCTCTCTCGCTACAGTCGTCTGAGCCACCGAGGGTTTTGAATCCGAGCTGAATTTCTTCAGCAAGGATTTCCTCAGCGCTTGCGAAGCGAACTGTCTAACATCCCTTACATCATGTGGTCCGGCAGGGTAGCCGGCACGTGTAAGGTCCCTATCAACTGCTTCATAAAGAGCGTTAGCCTGGACTGGCATATCGTTCTCCCTTTGAGGCCTATTAGACCTCGGCGTGTGTTAACTTGGAAACGCTACGGAAAGCATAGCCTTCAATAGAGTCGCAACAGGCTCAGGTACAAGGTTGCAGGCAGCAAGCGCTGCTAGCACCTTGACCCATTTAGGGTCAAGACCTTGAATGTCCATTTAAGGAATACCTGTGACCAAAGAGTCGCCGACCCCTGCTGGGATTTGCGTTAGCAAACCTGAAAGCAAGGAGACAGCGGCTCTGATCTGTGCGGCGTCATAAGAATCGGCGCCAGCAGGGATGTCCATTGTTAGACGGAAAGTCATAACAACGGGAGCCTGATTTGCAGCAAAGTTAACACCTTTCCGCAACACAACACTGTACGTATTGCTAGGTACAGAGCCGTAACGCCCAGTCGTCGGATTTGGACTGGGTAACGCTTTTGGCGTCTTCGGTTTGAAGAAAGTTACGGTAAACGGGTCAGATACGGTGTGAGACCGTACGCCCGCCTGTGTACCGCCGACGGCGGACACAGCGTGTTGGGTGCCGTTGATATCAGGAGCGCGATCCGCCGCCAACGTGTAAGTTGGTGTCGTAAAGCCAGTCTGAGCACCACCGGTGACCGGTGTAGAAGGTGACCAAGTCATGAGTTGAAACTCCAAGGAAAGGTTAGTAAGGACGCATCTGACGAGCTGGACGTAGTAGAGACGCTATATTCAACCATCGTGTCGAGCCAAAGCCCGGCACGCGAAGTTGAAGCGGGGGTATGAAATACCCCGTGTAAGTTTCTCTAGTGAAGCCCAACTTATCAACACGGAATGATGATGGAGTGAATATCTGTTCATCTATAATATCGGTTGAGACGCCCCACGGATTGAGGCCTAGAGTCTTCATATCTTTGGTCATCTTCGCGACAGCCGTTCGGTTGCACCAAGCAACTGACGACTGAGTGAAGCTGCACGCAGATAAAAGATCCCCGATATTAGTGAAATAGTCAACGAGGAAGGAATAAGGCAACAATTCCCAAAGAGTCGGAACGAACGTGTCTATGGCAGATCTCCAGGAGGAGAAGCCATCGACGCCGAACGCCTGAGCTTTAGCGGCCCAGC